GATAATATACGCTTCCATCCATTGCGACCACTTAGGGTCATTCCTGTGCATCCTTGGGTTTTGCCCCACTCGGCAGCATCGTCAATCATATCTATAAGTTGTGACATTGTACCACCTGCAAGGAAAACGTGCAAAACCTTTTTTTTAGGATACACGAGTATCTCAGTTACTGCCGCAGACTTGTCGCCCGTCCACAACTGCATACGACCATCGACTAAGCCCTGAACTACGTCCTCCCAGTCATGGGTATTGCCTCCATGTCTTAGTGCCGCCTCAAGCCACGGTTTTACTCTGTCTAGCTCGGTCATGCGCTAATCCTTGTAATTGCCAGTGTCGTTGACGGTGTGGCAGGGGCAAAAGCCGTAGCCGCAAACGCATTTAAACTTCCGTCTGTACTGCTACAGGCACACGCCACCTCCAAATAATCATTAGCATTCATTGCAAATATAGTGCTTCTTGACACGACTGTGGTTTCGCCATTGCCGTGTAAATTTGCCTTTATAGTTGACCCTGTAACTGCCGTTCCATTAATCTTAGGGAAAAAGTAAAAGTCAATTGTTGAAGAGTTTGAGCTATATATCTGTGCCGTAAATGCCAATAAGTATTTTCCACCCTCACCAAAAACAATTCGACTTGACGGTGTGCCTTGCGTGATGCCATCAGCATATGTAGGTGTGTCATATGTAATAACTTGCTCGGTGTCTGCACTAGCAAACGCAACACTGGCGGCTTTGGTAAATGAGGCATATCCGTCAGCCAATACAATTTGCCTAAACTCATTATCCTTTGACACCACTGGGTAGCCATTCTCCTCGTCCCACAAGATAATTCCATTGTCGGCAGGTATGTCGTCAGCATTTTTAAATTGAAGTATAGATAAGGTACGCCTTAAGTATAGCGTTAATTGACGACCCCAGTCTCGCCAGTCGTTGCCTATAGGTGGTAATACTGGTGCGGGCATCTATCTTTTGCCTCTCGGTGTTACGTCAATACGCATTGTGCCTACACGCCAATCTGCAAGCCTTGCGCCCTCAATTCTCATTCGTATCTGACGACCTGAGAAGCGCACACTTGTCGGATTAGCCATGCTATATGATCCGTAACTGCGCTCGGTGTCATTGGGATGAAATCTAGTCTTAAATGTAACTGAAACATCGCCCTGCGTCAGCTCGTCTGGTATTAACTTATTTACCGACATCACGTTGTCGCCTGACCCAATACTTATTGATCCTGTCTCGGCAAACACCGTACCGCCATCGTAGTTCAAGCCCTTCTCATGGTTATAAACATTACCGCTTACGTCTGAGAAAATTGGGTTTTTAAACACGCCACGGTCAAAGCCTGACGTTCTGGAAAGACTTCCTATAAGCCAGTGACCCTCGCGGTAATCGTAAGCCACATAGCTGTCGATCTCTGTAGAGTCTCCTGACGGGTAGTAGAACCAGACCTCGCCATGTTGCGCCACTGTAGTTGCCCACGCCTTGCTAACTTGCGCCCTGTTGATATTGGTAAATACATGATCCCAGACTTCACACGGCACTTCCTGAACCTTTGCGCCATCATATAAGAAGAAGTTCTTCTGACCCATCCACATGACACCCGCATCCGTTGCGGCAACAGCCTTTCTGGCTATAAGACCGCAAGACGTTCCCACACGGTCAAAGCCATATACATATGGAGATCCGATATAGGTTGCGCTGTGTGCGTCAATGTCTGTAATAATTAGTGACTGACCCCTAGTTCTAACTCCTGCCATAATCTGACCTGAAGTCTGAAGTTCAATGTCTCCTGCCTCGTTAGTAGCGGCAGGTGTCCATGTGGTGTTGTCCTCACGGTCAGACCACTGAACCTTACGGGCATTGCCCCCTGCGCCTAACGCAAAGAGAAAACGCTCCTCGGTAACTAGCAAGCCTAAGTTATCTGTTGGCGCATTAGCAATAACTGCCGCATTACTGGCGACATCTAACTGCCACTCCCATAACTTGCCATCGGCAACACTACAGGCAACCAAGTATTCGCCCCAGTTATCTAATGACCATGTTGTTGCCTCTGAGTAAGTCCCATTGGATACACGCTCAGTGCCGTAATAATCATTACCGTAAAATGAGCCGCCATAGCCATCATTAATGTCTGCATCAACAATACCTGTAGTTAGTGTGGCAGGAGTAATGTCAGTAACAGCGTCTCCTGCGTTCACGGCATATAATTTGTCTGACGTTCCTGCGGCATAAAGTCTATTCTCGCTCAAGTCTTGCCATGCAATCATTGCGCGAGCAGGATTAGAAAATGCACTACTTACGCGAACTTCCCAACCGCCTATCGGTCTTATGCTGTTTTGATGCCAACGTACAAGATTGCCATCAAGCCAACGGTTTGAGCTTTGAAACTCTGTGCCGTTGTTTTTGAAGCCCATCTGTATATCTAATGGTACTAATGCCATAGCAATTCCTAGTTAACGTAGCTAATTTAACGATGCTAAATATATTAGCGACACCATTGCGGGTGCGACAAAGTCCATCACCTCAAAAACTTTTGGCGGGTAAATCTGACCGCCATATTCCTTGCAGCCATACCACCCGACACCAAATGCCGCCATAAATTCACCGAAGCCGATGTAGTGACCCAGTAGAATTACAAAGGCAACGATTGCTGCATGGTGTAATCCGCAACCCTTGAACCAACCCTTCTTATCCATCTTGACGATAAGTTCAGGCATTTTTATTCGTGACCAATCAATCATTTATTCTGCGCTTTCTAATGTGGCAACCCTCGCCTCTAAATCTTCAATTTTTGTCATAGCCTCTTGTAATGCACCGACTGCCTTTACACACAGAAGCATGTAGTTTACACCTAAATGTTCTTCCTCATCAGATTGTGTAACTAGTCCTGCGCTGACTTCCTGAACCTCTTGAGCAATAACACCTAAATGTTCTTTTGCGTTTTCATCAGCCTGAACTTCATCAATATATCTAAAGTTTCTAAGCTGTATCGCTTTAATGTCATCCCACTGTGAGCGAGCATCTGTAATGTCTTGCTTTACGTTTCTATCTGAAATTGCACCGTATGAGTTGTTGGTGTTTTGCCAGTCTCCCGTTATAAGCATACGAGAAACATTAACATTATTCCAATCCCAGTTTAAGTAAGAGCCACTTGTTGCAACACGGAACTTCCACGTTCCACCACCGCTAACGTGTGTGGCATAAGGGTCAGACCCTGCGGTATTTGAACGTACGCCCCAGAAATTAACAGCACCACCAGATAAAGTAACATCCTTTGCGAAGGTGGCTTCTTGTGCGCCATTAAGTGTAAGAGCAGTAGCAGGAGTGGCATTTGCGTTACTGGTTTGAAATACCATAGATGTAACAGGTAAAGTATTTGCGCCTGAACTTGTTACTTTTATTCCTGCTACGTTAGCAGGGCCTGCACCACTAGAATCTTCAGTGTACCAATTTAATTCTCCTAAATTCTCTCCACCCGACCAAACTTGACTAGGTGAATTAATTGTAATGCTTGCAGCATTTGCATCTGTGTCAACAGTAATGTTTCCTGCAAAAATGGCATTTCCTGCACTATCAATCTCAAGACGTTGCACACCACCTGTTGCTACATTGATGGTATTAGCGGTTCTACGATAAATACCTGTGTCCGTGTCGCCTGTAAATGTTAATGAAGGTGACCCCACTGAACCAACAGGTACTATAACATCTCCTGCGAAGGTGGCGTTACCATCAAAGGTGGCGTTACTTGAAGTGTCAAATCCCAAATACATGGTATCAGAAGAACCCCATAATTCCAGAGGTGCTTGTCCTGCACTGTTAGACGCTTGCATTTTCATGGTGTAAGGCGAGTCATACATCTTAGAAATATGGGCGTATCTAGCAGTACCTGTCGTAGACCCATTGAAGTGTATTGTGGCGACATCTGTCGCTGTGGAGGGTGAGTTGACTATCAGTGTTTCACCGTCAATAGTAACATCACCTGCGAAGGTGGCGTTCTGTGAACTGTCAAGTGTAAGTGCTGTGCTTGAGGCGTTGTCGTCTATGCCTGTGGAGGTGAAGGTTGTTACGGTAGCCGCAGCAGGAGTAGTGCCACCAATAATTGCATTATCAATCGTGCCAGAATTTATATCAATGCCAGTAACAGGCGTTGTGCCATCAAGCAGACTATCAATGTCATCCAAGTTGTCATTAATTTTAGTACCCCAAGTATCCTCG